ACATAACCGGCACGATCCGCATAGCCGGCGATGTCACCGAGATCCGCTGGGATGACTCGTTCGTCTCAGACGAGATCGGCGATGACGGTGTTGCGCGCCCTGCCGATGTCGAGATCATCGAGGACGCCGCCGAGGTGACCTCGTGAGCACCGCCGCCGCCTTCCTCGCCGCGGTCTTCAAGGGCGCCTGGTACGTATGCGACTGCTGCGGCACCACGCTGAAGAAGGGCCGCCGTACCCGCTGGTTCCTGACCCGTGAAGCAGCAGACCGCGCTGGCCGCGATGCCGGCTGGCAGACCGCGGCGGGCAGGAGCGACTCCGAGATCTGCCCCGCCTGCCTGGAGCAGCGGAGCCACGCCCTGCCCGTCCGCGCCGCCGCGAGCGGCTCCGGCAAGAACGCGGCGCTTCGCAAGCACGTGCTTGACTACCTGCGCGACCACCCGGACTCCGAGGTCAGCATCATCGACGGCAAGAGCGCCGCTGACCCGCAGGACATCCCGGCTGGTGAGTCATGACCGCGCCCTGGTCATGGATGGAGCACGCGTCCTGCCGCGACCATCCGCTCGAGCTGTGGTTCGCGCCGGAAGGCGAACGCGAGCAGGACCGCACCGCACGCGAGGCTCAGGCCCGCCAGATCTGCAACGGCTGCCCGGTCAAGCTCCCCTGCCTGACGTACCGGCTGACCCAGCCCCGCCAGCAGGACGGCGTGATATGGGGCGGCCTGGACGGCGATGAGCGGAATGTCGAACTGCGCCGCCGTCAGCGGGCCGCAAGGAAGCAGGCGGCGGCATGAAGCACTGGGCTATCAGCGCGGTCCTGCTGGCCGCCTCCAAGCCGCTGCTCGTGCTCCTCGCGGGTCTGCGCCCGGTGATCTGCTGGCTGATCGCGTCGGTACCCGCAGTCGCGCACCCGGCCTTCCTGTGGTTGGCCCTGGCCGCGCTGGTGGTCGCGATCGTGGTCACCGCTGCCCTGGCCGCCTGGTCGCTGCTGGGGTGGCCTCACCTGGCAGTGGCGGCACGATGACCGGTGTCCACGACGCGAGCGGAGGAGCGCTGATTGTCTCACCGGGTCCGCACCCACACCCGCACGGTCAAAGGCAAGACCGTCACGGTCCGCCAGCACCAGGCAGCGGATCCGGCCGCCGCGCAGAAGAAGAGGCATGCCTTCGAGCGGCGCGTCCAGCGGGAACTCCAGCAAGCCGACGCGCAGCAGCTGCGCGAGAGGCAGGCCGGCGAGGCCCTCTACGAGACCGCGGCCGGGCGCAAGCCCCGCTCTCCGGGCGAACGCAAGCGCAGGCGCCGCGGACCAAGGCCGGCGCGGGCGAAACGGCACGCGAAGAAAGCGCTTCGGCTGTGGCGCCGCCACAAGGTCCAGGCTCTGCTCTACGCGGGGCTGGCGGCCGGGGAGATCGCGGCGTGGGCTGCGTGGCGCTGTGCCGCGGGGGCACGCAGGGCGGCCTGGAAACTGCGGGGGAGGCGCAGTAAGTGACAATCCTGGTAATCCTCGCCGTGTTCACGGTGATCGCCGTCGCCGTGCTCCATGTGGCCGCCCGGGCGGTGAACGAGGTCATGGGGTTCCTGCGCCATTTCACGCTACTGCGCAGGTTCCTGGCGGGCCACCCGATGGACGGCAGCCGCCGCACCGATGCGACGTTCTGGCAGGCGCCGACCAAGGCGCTGCACCCGACCGCGGCCAGGTCGTGGTGGCACTGGCGGCCCGGCAGCCACCGCGCCGCGATGCGGATCGGCGGGGTCGTGCTCGCCATGCTCGTCGCAGCCGGGTTCATGTTCGCCGCGGAGCTCACCGTGGCCATCCTGCTGGCCGTGTCCGCGCTCGGGCTCGCGCTGCTGTGCTGGCACGTCTTCTACCGCATCCGCTACTGGCGGCACGAGCGCCACTACGTGCGCCCGCTGGAACGCACCCTCTCCGGCGCGGTCACCGCCGCACCCCTGTCCCTGGAGGTGGAACGCGACGGCGCCGCCGTGACATCGGTGGCGATCGAGTGGCCAGCCGAGGCCGAGATAAGCCCGCTCGACCAGGACGCTGTCCTCCAGGCTGTCACGACCCGGCTGGCCATCGAGGCTCCCGACGCGTCGTGGAAGCTCAAGGGCCGGGACAGGTCCGTGGTGTTCACGCCGAGCGAACCCCCGCCGTCCAGGGTGTCGTGGGCCGATGTCGAGCAGGCCATCCGCTCCGCGCCGTCGCATGACCTGATGTGCGGCATCGGCAGGAAGTCCGCCGACGTGTCCGTGTCGACCAAACTCGACTCGCCGCACTTCGGCCTCGCCATGGGGACAGGGGGCGGCAAGTCGAACACAGCCGCGTTCTGGCTGGTCCAGGAGCTGATGAAGGGTTCGTGCGCGCTCATCCTCGACGCGAAGTACATCAGCCACCCTTGGACGTTCAAGGACATGCGCGCCGAATACGGCCAGCTCCCTAACGTTGCCTACGCCCGCACAACCGAGGACCTGCACAACGCGATGGTGTGGCTCGGCGTCGAGCTCCAGCGGCGGACGGAGATAGCAGAGCGTCACGTGAACTCCAGAGGCGAAATTCTCGGCGATGTCGGGGCGCCCCTGTGGATCATCGCCGAAGAACTGAACCTGGCCACGCCACGGCTAAAGCAGTACTGGTCAGCCATCCGCGACCCGGAGACGGACCCGAAGCGGTCGCCGGCGCTCGACGGGATCGCCGCCGTGTCGTTCGCCGGCCGTGCAGTGCTCATGCACCTGATCGTCATCGGCCAGATGCTCACGGCGGCCAGCCTCGGCGGAGGGGACGTCCGCGAGAACATCGGCGTGCGGATGCTGGCCCGGTACACATCGAACTCGTGGAAAATGCAGGCCGGGGACCTGCCGATGCCGCCGCCGAGCGACATCCCCGGCCGCGTCCAGGTGATCGCCTCAGGCACCGTACGCGAGGCGCAGGTCCCGCTGATGGACTTCGAGCAGTGCCGCGAACTGGCCTTGTCGGGTATCGTCACGCCGTGCCCGCCCGAGATGCCCGGCATCGGCAATGTCGTACGTGTCCCACTTCTGCGATCGTCACCTCCCCCTGCTGACCTGCCGTTTGTCCTAGGACAGCCTCCTGGCCGCCCGCCGGGGACGCTGACGTTGCGCGAGGCCGCCGCGGAGGGCCTGTTCCCGTCGCTCGCCGCTGCGCGGAAAGCCGTGCAGCGCCGCGAGCTTGAACCCGCGGGCCGTAACGGCTCCGCGCACCTGTACTACATCGCCGACCTAGCCGGGACACTCAGGAGGGCTTCATGACCACTGCCAGTGACGAACGGGCGGAGACATGGCGTCCGGCTGCCCCCCTTGACGGCTGCACCTTCAGCGGCTACGAGGTGAGCGACAAAGGCCAGTTCCGCAGCATCGACCGGAAGGTCGGCAACCGCAGCCTTCGCGGGCAGATGCTCGCCACGCGCCGGAACGACGACGGGTACGTCCTGGTCAACCTCCGCTGCGACAGCGCTGACCCGGCGCACAGTCGGCGCCACACGCTCACGGCGCACAAGGTGGTGCTGACGACGTTCGACCGTCCGCGCCCGGCTGGCATGGAAGCGTGCCACTCCGACCGCGGCCCGGCGTTCAACTGGTGGCCCGAAGGCGTCAGGTGGGACGGCAAGCCCGCGAACGAAGCCGACAAGGCGGCGGCGGGAACCCAGGCCGCCGAGCCGCCCGCCACCTGCGAGTGCGTCAACCACGAGCGGTGCGGCGGCATGGTGAAGACGGCAGGACGGCGCTGCCTGCCGTGTGTGCGCTCTGTCGGCGCGGAGGCCGCCGTCCTGCTCGGCCTCGGCATGCCGCTCCAGGCCGTGGCCGAGCGGTACGGGTACAGCGGCGGCGACTGGGTGTTCAAGCTCGCCGTCGAGCACGGCGGGTACCAGGGCACCAAAGCCGCGGCCCGAACCCAGCGGCCAGGTCTCCGCCAGCGCGTCACTCTCCGGCACCACCTCCGCAAGGCTCACGCATAGTGACCGCGCCCCCGGTCACGTTCTGTGAGCGCCGCCCGTTCCCCCCGTTCTCGGTTACTGTCCGTGACGGCGAAAGAGGGGGAGAAAGGCGCCATGCACTTCGCCTGCCTTCGGCAGGCTCCCTCCCCTGTCCTAGAAAATGGGACATATGGGACATTTCGGCCGTCACTAAACGCGTTGCCGTAGCGGGGCGTAACCGTCAACTAGTCCGGTGTCTCACCACGGAGCGTTACTGTCCTAGGGGAGGTGACCGGGTGTGACTTGTCCCGGCCTGCACTGCCCCGGCTGCTCAGGATGCCGCAGCGGCGTTGCGCGGCCCGTCCTTGCCGTTGCCGTTTTCTTGCTGGCCGGCGGCGGAGGTGCAGTCATCGCGCTGGAATGGCTGGCCGAACGGATCTTGTGGATCCTGGGCACTGCCGTCCTGGCCGTCGTCCTGGCGGTCGCGGCAGTCCTCTACCTGATCCGCTGCCAGGAGCGCCGCGAGCAAGCCTGGGGACTGCGGCGGGCAGCAGCCCGCGAGGTCATCTACTGCGACACCGAGGCGGTCAGCCAGCAGGCCCGCCCCCAGCTCGACGGCCGCCCCGTCATCATCCAGAACTTCTACGGCACGGAGGCGGCCGAGATGGCGGCCCGTGTCCTGCCCGCCGCGCTGCCCGCCGACAACGAGGAGAACTGACCATGGCACCCCCCGCCGTCAACGGCACGCCCGTCCTGACGCCGCGGTTCGTCGAGCTGCTGAAGCAGGAGGGACAGCAGCCGGAGCATGCTCCGGCTGCTCCGGCTGCTCCCGCCGCCCCGGTCCCGCCAGCACGCGAGGCAGCCCCGCAGCGGCGGTCGCGCGGCGTCCCCCGCTGGCCGCTGTGGCTGATCGCCTCACCTGCCGCCGTAGCGGTCTGGTCGGGCTGGGTGGCGCTCGGCGGCATGTGCGGATTCGGTGAAGTCAACCTGCTCCCCGGCATCGGCCGCGGCTTCAACCTGAACACCGCGATCACCCTCCCGGTCGGGGTGGAGGCGTACGGCGCGTACGCGCTCGGCGCATGGCTGACACCGGGCACCCCGGAGCAGGCCCGCGTGTTCGCCCGCTGGTCCGCTCTCGGTGCGCTGGTGCTCGGCATGTGCGGCCAGGTCGTCTACCACCTGCTCGCTGCCGCGCACGAGGCGAAAGCGCCCTGGCCGGTGGTCGTCGCGGTCGGCTGCATGCCTGTCGTGACGCTCGGCTTCGGCGCTGCACTGACGCACCTGCTCCGCGTCGCGCCGGAGCATGCTCCGGACGCCGCACCGGACCTGCTCCCGGAGCAGGACGCGGGCACGGTCCCGGAGCAGTCGCCGCCCATCGTGCGGAGCAGCACCGCGCCCGCTCCCGGACCCGCTCCGCGGCGCCAGCCGGCGCGGTCCCGGAGCAGCTCACGGAGCAGGCCGAGGACGGCAGCGCAGAGCATCTCCGATGCTGACCTGAAACAGGAGATCCGCGTGCTCTTGCAGGCCGCTCCGGACCTGTCCGCGGCGAGCGCCGCGCGCCAGCTGAAGCGCAGCCGCAACCGGGTCGGCCCGCTGCTTGAGGAGGCCCGGCGCGAGCAGCCGGACAGCGCCCGCTAGTAGGATTCACCAGTGCGCTTTCGCGCCGCCTTCCCCCCGCTGGACCCTCTCCCTGATCGGTGCTGTCTTCGCCCGTGCTGTCCCACATCACTCATGCCCCCTGGTTCATCGCCGCCATGATCCTGGCGACACCTGCGCTGGTGCTGATCCCGCTGTTCGTCTCGGACCATCCCAGGCGGCACGATGACGATCAGGAAAAGCGCGGCGATGAGGAGGACCAGGAGCGGGGCGACGTCCGGCTCGCGGCCTGACCGCTAGCCTGGGAACCGTGAAGACCGCCGATCCTGCCGCCGCCGAGCTAGCCGAGATCAGCGCCCTGCTTGAGCCGTGGCTCTGGGTGTCATCGTGCGGGCAGCCCTACCACGCGCTTCCCGTCAGCATGGCCACCGGACCGTACCGCTTCGAGGGCGCCGTCAAGCCCGACCTGAGCAAGATGACGCGCGGTACTCCCGGCCGTGTCGCTCGCACCGGCCTGATTGAGCGCGCCGAGGAGGGCATAGCCGCCCTGGAAGCCGCAGGCTGGCTGCTCATGCATGACCTGCATATGGAGATAACCAGCAGGATCGCCCCGTTCACGCAGACGCTCGGCGGCGAACTGGCGGAGCGGGGGGAGTGCTACGAGATGGTGATGACGGTGCGGTTCGAGGTGAACCGGCCGAGATAGCGCGCGTGCCAGCTTGGCACCGTGCGTCCCGGTACCGCATCATGTGCCCATGGCACGCGGTGACTACTGGGAACACAGCTTCCGCAGCGATGCGGAACGGCACGATGACCGGTGGAAGCAGCGAGGGAACGGGCGGGTTCTCCTCGCCTCGCAGGAACCGCGCCGCGCCAGGGGAAACGGCCCGGACCCGCGCGCCTGCCCGGGCCCGTGCAACGAGACGTACCGGAAGGCGTGGGATGCCTATCGTGCCGCTGTGGCCGCCTATGACCCGCTCGACTCGGCCCAGTCGCGGCCGGCCGAACCAGAGGAGGGCGGCTACCTGGGTGATCCGGTCTGGTGCGGCCCGTGCGCCGGGAAGATAACGCTCCGGCTGGCTGAGCTGGACGACCTCGCCGGCATCCTCGCCGCCGCGGCGGATGGCCACCGGGACGCGTCCGGCCTGGAACGCGTCGCCTCGTCGGCTGACCCCGGTTCGCCGTCCCCGGCCGCCGACGCGCTGGACGAGATGCATTCGATGCTGTCCGGCTGGGAGACCGCGTGGCGGGAGTTGAACGGCTGGCTGTCGCCGCCGCCGCGCGGCACCCTGGCGACCCGCGAGACAGCGTGCGTCAACTGGCTTCGCCGCCACCTGGCGGCGATCCTGGCAAGCGAGACGATCGGCGCGGACTTCGGCCTGGAGATCCTCCAGTGGCACCGGGAGGCAGCCGGGTCCGCGAAGGCGGGGGTACGGACGCTCCGCAAGCCGATGCGCTGCCCGTCATGCCGGCTGCTCACGCTGTTCTGGACCGAAGGCGACGCGACCGTGAACTGCAAGAACCCGGACTGCGGCCGGATCCTCGACCTCGCCGCCTATGATGACGAAGTCGACCGCCAGTCGGCGGCGCTCCAGCGCGGCGAACTGGACGAGGACGCCACGGGAAACGCGTGACCCGCGGGTTCTTTTGCGTTCCAGGTGAACCTGTGTAGTCTGTGCGTGGATCACCATGTCCGCTGACGCCCCTGGGATGACCAGGGGCTTTCGTCATGTCAGGGGAGGTTCGCGTGCCGGACGGGGCCTCGCTGGACATGGACGCGCTCCTGCCGGCGACCGATGCGGCACGTTACGCGCGGGTGACCGTCAACGTCATCGTCAACTGGCGCAACCGCGGCTGGCTCCCCGTCGCCACCGACATGCAGGGCCGGGAGATCCGCGACAGCCGCGGCAGGCCGCGCTACCGGCTGCTCGACGTGGCCAAGGCCGAAGCCCGCACGCATGAGCGGGGCCAGAAGATGGCGGACGCCATCACGCGCCGTGCCTCGGACGGCCTCGCCGCCTGACCTGTGTTCCCGCCTGGAGGTGGCCGGTGACCGCCTCCGCCTCCTTGGAACCTGGCGACTACGTGGTGGTGCGGAGCAACGCTTTCGCCGGCCGGATCATCCGGGCATTTACCCGCAGCTGGGCGGACCACGCGTTCGTGTACGCGGGTGACGGCCAGATCCTGGAATCGACGCCGCGCCGTGGCGTCCGCCAGTCCCCGCTGAGCGACTACGCCGGGCTGAAAGCCGCCGCGAACCTCGGAGACGTGCTGACCGGCACCGAACGCGCCGCTGTCGTCCTCGCCGCCCGCTCATACGTGGGCGATGACTACGGCTGGCGCGAGATAGTGCTGATCACGCTGCGCCGTCTCGGGTTCCGCTGGTCCTGGCTGGTACGGCCGGACAAGACCGAGCTCATCTGTTCCGAGCTGGTTGCGCTGGCCTATGGGATGGCGGGGCTGGAACTGCTGTGCGGGGAGCCGTCTGCCGCGTACGTGACCCCGGCGGACCTCGCTGACCGGGACGGCATGGAACCGGTCACTATCTGACGTGAGGGGAGCGATGGCCCGTATCAAGGTGCACGGCGGCACCCGGGGCTGCCTGCGCCCGCTCAGCGAGTGCGGCTGCCCCGATGACGACGAGCTGGACCAGGCGGACGAGCAGGCCGGCGGCGAGGACGGGCGGAGCGACGGCGGTCTGACCGCTAGCCTGGAACGGTGAGCGATGAGGCGATGGGCCAGTTCCTGAGCGGCATGCTCGGCAGCGGCGAGCAGGTGTCGCAGGGACCGCCGTACACGCACTCGTACACGCTGACCACGGGCGCGTGAACTACCCGCGCCTGCGCCTCGCACCGAGCGGCCTGCTCACGCTCGTCCACGTCCGCCCGGTGCGGGTCCCCGCCGATATCCGCGTCCGGCCTCTCCCGAGCGGGACCGACAGGCGGATGCGGAACGGGCCGATCCAGACCGACTCGCTGACCCTGGTCCTGCTGCGTGCCATCACTTACCGCCTTCCCGGAGTGCCCGGAGCCGGGCCCCTTCCCATGCGACCAGCGTGCGGCTGATCTCGGCTATCCGGGTATCGGCTGCGGCCCGTTCAGTCATCAGCCGTTCATGCTCATCCCGCAGCGCGGATATATCGTCATCGCTGAGGCTGGTGGCGTCGCGAAGGCGCAGTTCCATGACCTGCCCCAGTGAGAGCGTCACGCGGTCGCCGTAGGCCATCACGCCATCGCTGACTGCCCGCGGGTTCATCCCGAGCATCTCGCACGCCCGGTGCCAGGCATCCTGGTCCATCAGTTCACGGACGGTTACCGTCAAGTTCACTGCCGCGCCGCCTCTCGCTGCCGTTTCCGCAGTTCCCGCTGGGCTACGATCCGGGCGCACCGCTCCGAGCAGTACACCGCGTCGGCGCGGCGGAACCGGAACTGGTTACCGCAGTCCTCGCGGGCGCATGTCCTCGCCGGGGGCATCGGCTGCCCGCAGTGGGGGCAAAGCTCCGTAGTGCGCTTCACGGCCACAGCATATCACCGCTATGCGGTATCGGCGGGCTGACATGCTACGCACCTCAGGGAACTGCGGGCCGGTGACCATCCTGGAGACAGGCGATCCGCAGTAAACGGAGGGGCGGGATGCCCAAGCCCCTCAGCGCCCGCAAGCGCAACGCGATCCTCGCCGACATCGAAGCCGGGACCAAAGCGCGCAACCAGATAGCCCGCGACCACGGCGTCAGCCCCAGCACCGTCACCAAGATCGCCAGAGACGCCGCGATAGAGGACGCGTTCGACCGGTCGAAGCTGAAAGACGCGCTACAGGCCAAGGCGGCCGATGACAAGGCGTGCCGGCTGGCGACATCACGCCGGTTCCTCGCCAAGGCCAATGAGCTGCTCGACCAGATGGACCAGCCGCACGTCGTGTTCAACATCGGCGGCAAGGACAACATCTACACCGAGCACCTGATGGACCGTCCGCCGACCGGGGACCTGCGGAACCTGATGGTCTCGGCGGCGACCGCGTTCGACAAGCACATGGCGCAGCAGCGGCACGACTCCGATGACCAGCAGGGCCTCAACGCGGTCGACACGTGGCTCCGCGGCATGCTGGGCGGATAGGTGACCTGTGCACGTCGCACCCCTGACCGGCAAGCAGCTGGATTCCGTCCGGCTGGCCACGGCGCGGCTGAACATCTGGGAAGGCAGCGTCCGGTCCTCCAAGACGATCAGCAGTCTGATCGCCTGGCTGAAGTTCGTCCGCGAAGCACCGCCCGGCAACCTGCTTTTCATCGGCAAGACCGAGCGGACGCTCAAGCGGAACATCATCGACCCGCTGACCGAGATCCTGGGCAGGCAGCGCTGCAACCATGTCGTCGGTGCAGGAGAGGTCTGGCTGCTCGGCCGCCGCGTGTACACCGCCGGAGCACACGATGAGGGTTCCAAAGACAAGATCCAGGGGATGAGCCTGGTCGGCTGCTACGCCGACGAGCTGTCCACTATGCCGCAGTCGTTCTGGCCGATGCTCACCTCGCGGCTTAGCGAGCCCGGCGCCCGCCTGTTCGGCACCAGCAACCCGGCAAGCCCGGCGCACTGGCTGATGACGGACGTTCTCGACCGCGCGAGCCTGTGGCTCGACCATGACCGGAACGTGCTGCGCTACGAAGGCGAGGACCGGCTCAACCTGGCGCGGTTCAGCTTCCGCATCCCGGACAACCCGCACCTGCCCGCGGAGTACGTCCGGAGCCTCGACCGCGAGTACACCGGCCTGTGGCACAAGCGCTATTTCCAGGGCCTGTGGGTCGCCGCCGAAGGCGCCGTGTATGACATGTGGGACCCGGACAGCATGGTGACCGACGTGCTGCCGCCTGTCGTGTCGTGGCTGTGCTGCGCGGTCGACTACGGCACGACCAACCCGACGCACGCGCTGCTGCTGGGCATCGGTGCCGATGAGCGCATTTACGTGACCGACGAGTGGCGGTACGACTCGCGGCGGGCGCACCGGCAGCTGTCGGACGCCGAGTACTCGCAGCGGATCCGCGCATGGCTCCAGGAAGTGCGGATCCCGGCGACCCGTCAGCAGGACGGGTCATGGCTGCGCGGGGTGCGGCCGCACTACATGGTGGTGGACCCGTCGGCGGCGTCGTTCCGGGTGCAGCTGCACCAGGACGGCATGCCGACCGCGGCGGCGAACAACGAGGTGCTGGACGGCATCCGCACCGTCTCCAGCCTCATGACGGCCGGGAAACTGCGGGTAGCCAGGGACTGCACCGCGCTGCTCGCCGAACTGCCCGGCTATGCGTGGGATGACAAGGCCGCCAAGCTCGGCGAGGACAAGCCCGTCAAGGTGGCGGACCACGGCGCGGACGCGCTCAGGTACGGTGTGTACACAACACGGTCGGTGTGGCAATCGCAGATCAGGCTGGCGCAGGCGGCATAGATTCCTGCCCCGGGAACCGGGAGCAGTACCCGGTTACACCGCAGATCCACAGGCATTCCCTCGCCGGCATCTGCCTGCACGCGGCGGGCAACCTCCGCGAAGCTCCCCTTTCCTGAGTTGCAGCACGGGGGTGACCTGACCCTCCATGAGCATCTCGACCACGCTGGATCTCCCGTTCGCCGGGACCGCGGCGGCCTACACCGACATGCGGCCCGGCGAGACGCTCCCTGTCACTGACCAGCCGTGGCCGCCGCCGCGCTACAACCCGGTCAACGCCGACATCCGCATCTGGTCCGCCTGGCATAGCGGGAACCCGGATGAGCTGATGCGCGCGTACTACGCGATCGGCACCAACTCCCCGGTCGGCCGCCAGTACTTCGCCACCACAGGCGAGGCAGGCGCGCCGTCGCCGCGGCCCGGACAGTACCGCGGCGGCATGCTCGGGTCGATCCGCCGCTGGTTCTGGGGGCAGGCAGTCCCGCAGGGGGAGAAGCGCACCAACGTCCACGTCCCGCTCGCCGGCGACCTCGCGTCCACGTCCGCGAACCTGCTGTTCGGCCAGCCGCCCGCCCTGACCTGCGAGCAGGATACGGCTACGCAGGACTACCTGTCGGGCCTGGTCGATGACGGCACCCACACCACCCTCATGGAAGCCGCTGAGGTCGCCGCGGCGCTCGGCGGGATCTACCTGCGGGTCGTGTGGGACACCGACATCTCCGACCGGCCGTGGCTGGACTGGGTGCCGCCGGACTGCGCGGTCCCCGAGTTCCGGTACGGGCGGCTGACCGCGGTCACATTCTGGTCGGTGATCCGGGACGAAGGCAAGGACGTCGTCCGGCACCTGGAGAAGCACATCCCGGCCAGGAACGCGATCCTGCACGGTGTCTACCACGGCACCCAGAAGAACCTCGGCCGCCCCATGGCCCTGACCGACTTCGCCGAGACCGCCCCGTACGCGGAGGTGCTCACCGAAGGGAACGCGATCACGTTCCCGGACCAGCCGAAAGACGCCTCCACCGTCGTGTACGTGCCGAACATGCGGCCCAACCGGATCTGGCGCGAACTCGGCCCCCAGGCCGCGCCGCTCGGCCGGTCGGACTACTCGGGCATCGAGGGCCTGATGGACTCCCTCGACGAGTGCATGTCGTCCTGGATGCGGGACATCCGGGTCGGCAAGGCCCGGCTGATCGTCCCCCAGTCGATGCTCCAGTCCCTCGGCCGCGGCCAGGGCGCCGTGCTGGACCTGGAACGCGAGGTCATGGTCCCGATCGGCGGCCTGGTGACCGGCGAGTCCGCGGTCAAGGACCAGATCCTGCCGCAGCAGTTCAACATCCGCTGGCAGGAGCACCAGCAGACCTGCCAGAACCTGATCGAGACCATCATCACCCAGGCCGGCTACTCCGGGCAGACCCTCGGCCTGCAAGGCGACATCGCCCAGACCGCCACCGAAGTGGTCGCGCGGGAACGCAAGTCGCTCACCACCCGCGGCAAGAAGGTCAACTACTGGCGGCCAGGGTTCGCCGACATCATCTACGGCCTCATGTCAATCGACGCCACCGTGTTCGGCTCCCCGCTCGAGCCCGTGCGGCCCGACGTCGAATGGCCGGACGCGGTGCTCCCGGACCAGCTCGAGCTCGCCCAGACCGTCGCGGCGATGCGCGGCGCCGAAGCCGCCTCAGTGGAAACTGCGGTGCAGACCATGCACCCGGACTGGAAGCCGGAGCAGGTCGCCGCGGAAGTCGGCCGGATCTACGACGAGACCAGCATCAGCATGCTGGGCCGGGCGCGGGTCGCGATCGGCGCGACGCCGGGCGAGAGCCTGCCGCAGGAACTCGCGGAGATCCCGGACGCGGTCGGGGCGGCGACCGCCGCGAAGCAGGCCGAGCAGGCAGCCGAAAGCCAGGATCTGTCCGGGAACAGGTAGGAGGGCCCGTCATGGCAGCCAAGGGCGGCAAGAGCAGCGGCAAGACGACGATCAAGACCCCGGGAAAGACCCCGGTGTCCTTCACCAAGGGCGGCCTTCACCGGTCGCTCGGCGTCCCGCAAGGCCAGGTGATCCCGGCGGCGAAGATGGCCGCTGCCAAGGCAGGGAAGTTCGGCCCGAAAGCGAAGGCCCAGGCGAACCTGGCGACGGGCATGCTCGCCGCCGGGCGCAGGACAGCCGCGAAGAACCGGAAGAAGGCGAAGTGATGGCAACTACCCCGCAGGACGCCCGGCGGCACGTCCCCGGCGCTCCCGACACCACGAAACCCGCATCGACGGCGCACCTGCCGCAGCGGGCACCGACCCACGCCGTGCAAGGGCCGCCGGCATGGGAGAACAGCCGCGACAGCGTCTCAATGCGGTCCGGTCCCCCGCCGCTGCACGGCGCGACCGCGCGGGACGCCTGTCCCCCGGAGCAGCAGTGACCCCGGCCGGGCGGCCGGCGTCGCCGTTCCGTCCGCACAGCGACCAGCAGGTAACCCGCACCGTGGGCACCAACCCGGCACCGCCCCCGGTGAGGTCACGGTCAGCCCCCGCCGACAAGGTGCCCCCGGCTATCGGGTTCGCCGCCTACCTCGCCCCGTACGGGACCTGACATGGCCGCGAAGATGCCGAAGGCAGGCCGGCCGGCGAGGACCGCCGGGAACAGGCAGCCGGCACGCACCCCCGGCGCGACCGGTCACAAGCGGCCGGTGCGGGCACGCGCGAACGCCGACGAGACATGGAACGCGACCGGGATAGCGGCCCCGCCGCTGCCCTCGTCCGCCGGGCCGCAGCGCCGCCGTCCCTGACCGGTGCCCGCGTTCCTGCCGTACGGGACACCGGGTGGCGCGCACCGCGACGATCTGGCCGGACAGGTGGCAGCGGCCATTGGCCGCATCTACGCTGACGCGGAACAGCAGATCTCCCGTCTCGCCGCCCGTCTCGCCGCCCGGGTGCTCCGCGGCGGCCTGCAGCCTGGCATAGCCCGGCGCAGGCTCACCGCCCTCGCCGCGGTCATCCTGGCGAGGGCCGCGGAGCAGGCAGCACGTGAACTCGCCGCAGCAGGGCAGCGGATCCGCGCGGCCGCACTGTCCGCGGCAGCGGCGGGACTCGGATCGGCCGGCCTGCCGCGGCACCAGGGCAGCCTCGCCGATGCCGCGCGGGAGACCGGTGACCAGCTAGGCCAGGACCCCGGCTGGGGAACGCTGCAGGACAGGCTCGACGGCGCCGGCATCGCCGCGGTACGTTCCGCAGCCGCAGCCCTCAGCACGGCTGCAGATGCGGGGCAGGGACCTTCCCGGGGCACGCGGCTGGCCATCGCAGCGGAAGCAGCCATCACGGTCACCGCCGCGGTGCTGGACATGCCCGTACAGCTCGCCGCCTACACCGACACCGCCGGGCGCACCTGGCGACTCGGCACCTACGCCAGGGCAGCAGCCGGGGCCGCCGCAGCATGGCTGCACGTCGCCTGGCAGATGACGTCCCTGCGCGCGGCCGGGCTCGGACTGGTCCGGGTAGACGGCCCCTCGGGCGGGGCGACCTGCCCGAAATGCGCGCCGTGGGCGGGGAAGATCCTCTCCCTGACCGGCCTGGATTCCGGCGGCCTGGCGGACGGGACTCTCGCCGACGCGCTCGCGGCCGGCCTGATCCACCCGCACTGCCGCCACGACCTGACCCCTGTCACGTAACCGCACGGCCCGCCCCGGAGGCGGGGTTTTCCCTCATGCCCGGCTGGCCGGGCAACCCGATCAAGGCTCCTGGAGGGCCGCGTAATGCCCGAGCACAACCTGCCGGTCTCGCCTGGCGCGATCATCGGCTACCGAAAGAACGGCTGCCCCGTCAGGCTCATCGCCGGAGGTTCCGGCGAGGAAGGCGACCAGGGCGGCGAAGGCCAGGAAGGCACTCAGGAAGGGGATGCCGGAACCGGCCAGCAGGAACCAGGCGGCGAACCGGACGGCACCGGCAGCGACGGGGCCGGCCGCGATGACAAGGGCCGCTTCGCCGGACGCGACGGCAAGAATGACGACGCCGCCCGGACCGACCGGACCATCGCCGCGATCCGCCAGGAATTCAAGGACGAGCGCGCCAAGCGGCAGGCCGCGGAGAAGCGCGTCACCGACATCCAGGCTGCCCTCGACGCCGACAAGGCCGAACGGCAGAAGCAGATGGACGCCCTGGCGGTCGCGCTCGGGCTCAAATCCGGCGACGAGCCGCCCGACCCGGAGAAGCTCGCCGCCGAGCTCCAGTCAGCCCGCGACAAGGCAGCCGCCGACCTCGCGGAACGCGACAAGGCGATCCGCCAGTCCCAGGTGGAGCTGGCCGTCCTGCGCACTGCGGGGAAGAACGGCGCCAACGGCGACGCGCTGCTCGACTCCCGCTCGTTCATGGCGAAAGTCGCCGGGCTGGACCCGGCAGCCGAGGACTTCGGCGAGCAGCTCGCGGACGCGATCAAGGCCGCAGTCGAAGCCGGACCCCAGTACAAGGCGGCTGCGGGCCAGCAGCCGTCCAGCCGGGACGGCAACGGAAACGGGGGCGCCCCCGCGAAGCCGGCGGCCCCGTCCCGGTCAGGCGGCCAGCACACCGCGCCCGGCGGCAACCGGCAGTGGACCATCGCCGACGTCGAAGCGGCCGCCCCGTCCGAAGTGGTCGCCGCGATGGAGCAAGGACTCCTGGTCGACCTCGGCAGCCCCCCGTCCAGGAAGAAGCGCTAGACCGCACCGCGCACGGCACGTGCTCGCGCGGTAACCGCAAGCCCCGGCCGCACACTGCCGGGGCTTTCTCACGCGCAGGAAGGAACAGCACGTGACTTTTCGCAACTTCATTCCCCAGATCTGGTCCAAGTCGATCCTGGCTTCACTCCAGAAGAAGCTGGTGTACGGCTCCCCGATGGTCGTCAACGACGACTACGAGGGCGAGATCCAGCAGATGGGCGACACCGTCCACATCACCCAGTTCGGCGACCCGACCGTCTCCACCTACACCCCCGGCGGCACCCTCGTCTACGAGCAGGTCGCTGACGCCGGCCTGACCCTGGTCATCAACCAGGCCAAGTCGTTCAGCTTCTCCGTCAACGACGTGGACCGCGCCCAGGCCGCCGGGCTCATGCAGCCCTACCTGGAAGGCCGCGCCGCATACCGGATGGCGGACGTCGCCGACCAGTTCATCGCCTCCCAGTACACCTCCGCTGCCGTCACGAACGTGCTCGGCACGACCGGCGCGCCCCTGACGCCGCAGCCGTACGCCGGCTCGACCAGCCACCCGGCGGACTTCTACGTGCAGGTGCTCGAGCCGCTGAAGGTCATCCTCGACCAGGCCAACGTGCCCGACGAGGACCGGTACATCGTGTGCCCGCCGTGGGCCGTGTCGCTGGTCTCCCAGACCCAGGCGTTCGTGTCCGTGACCGACATGCAGGGTGACCCGTCGCAGGTGTTCCAGCGCGGGTTCATGGGCCAGGTGTCCGGGTTCAACGTCCTGAAGTCCAACAACAACCCGCAGCCTGTCGCCGGCGGCGCCGGGACCGGGGTGTGGGCGATCCAGGCGGGGCACCCGATGGCGCTCACCTACGCCGAGCAGATCACCGAGACCGAGGCATTGCGGCTGCAGTCCGACTTCGCTGACGGCGTCCGCGGCCTGCACCTGTACGGCGCGAAGCTGGTCCGCCCGGACTGCATCGCGGTCGCGTACGTCCAGCGCCCGACCGGCATCTGACCTGAAAGGAACCAGCCACCATGGCTCGCACAGCTATCGCCGCCGGGCTCGTCGCCCTCACCCAGGACGCCGGGGTCGCGCTCCCCGCCGCCCAGGCCGCGGACGCGACCAACGGCAACGTCCTGCCGTTCTCCGTCACGAACACCCCGCCTACGTTCGGGCCGCTGAACGTGGTCCTGGTCGTCGCGAACGGCGACACGGCGGCGCACTCGGTGATCCTCCGCGCGTCCGGGTACACGGGCGCGGCGAACGGCGCCGTGAACTCCGGGCTCACATCCCCGGCGAACGTGGTCTTCGAGCAGGCCGCGCTCGGTGACCTGTCCGTCGCCGTCGCGGCCGGGACCACCCAGGTGATCGGGCCGCTGACCACCGACCGGTTCGTCCAGCCCAACCACGTCAACGGCGGCGACCTGTGGATCGACTGGTCCGCCGGCACGTCCATGACCGTGCTGGCGTACCTGCTGCCCACCAACCCGGTCTGATGGACCGGGTGCACCTGCGCGCCCCGTCCGGCGTCATCATCGGCTTCACGCTGCCGCTGCACGAGGCGATCGACGGGCAGTGGCGGCGCGGGGAACTGCAGCGGGTCAGCGAGGACGGCTCCCCGTGGGAAGGCGACGAGTACGACCTCGGCGGCACCGGGGCCGGGGATGCGCCGCCGGAACCCGGGGCGACGCCAGCCCGGCCGGAGGAGAACGCGCCGAAACGGGACTGGCAGGCGTACGCCGTCGCTGTCGGCGCCGTCACCGATGCCGAGGCCGCGAAGCTGACCCGCGCCGAGCTGATCACCCGGTGCACCCCGGCGGAGATGCTCCCGCCGGACCCAGGCGACTGAGGGGGGAGCCGTGACCGTCCCGTTCAGTACCGACCTCTACCAGGCGGTAGTCCCCGGCGGGACGATCACGCTCACCCAGATGTTCGAGACCTTCCTCGGCTCCGGCCAGGGCCAGCAGGTCTCCGGCGCCACCATCACGATCACCCGGGCCGGCGTCCCGGTCGTGGGCCCGACCGGGACCGGCCTCGTCTCGGCCGACCTGGTCACCTGGACCTACACGTGGACGCCAGCCCGGTCCGCGGCGGCAGGCGACTACCTGGCCACATTCGCGGGAACGGGCGCGAACGGGCCGATCGCCTACACGCAGGCAGTCACCGTCGCCGCGCCGCCGTCCCTGATCCCCTCGCCCGGCACGTACGCGAGCCCGGCTGACTACCAGGAGTGGTCAGGGGACACGCAGACCCCGCAAGCCCAGGTCGGCATCATGCTGCGGCGCGCGACGGAAGTGATCGACAGGGCCCTGATCGGCGCCGCTTACGCCACCGACGCGAACTCGATGCCGTCCGACCCGGGAATCATCAACGTCCTGATGCGAGCGACGTGCGCCCAGTGCCAGTTCATGCTGGCCAACAACGACCCGGCAGCTGTCAAGAGCCAGTACTCCTACACCAGCCAGGGCGGCATGCAGGTCAGCCGGGCGGCGTCCGCGCAAGGGCAGGTCTTCCCGCCGCTGGCCCCGCAGGCCGCCGCGATCCTCCAGACCGCCGGCGCGCTCCCCGGCGCGGCCCTCCTCGGCTGGTGACGCGTCATGCCCGTCAGCTCGGTGCTCTCCTACCTGCAGAACCTCCTGAACGGCCTGGAAATGCCGGGCACCGGGACAGCCGCCCTGGTGTGCGCCATCACGCCGCCCCCCCTGTTCAGCGACCCCGGCATCATCCCGAGCTGTTACCTGTGGGCGGCGGACGGGCGCGAGTCCCGGGACCGGCCGGCCGGGACGATGCCCCGCAACACCGGGCCGGGCACGCCGGGCGGGTGGAAAAGCATCGTCCACCAGACGCAGCTGCTGCTGCTGTGGTCCGGCAGCGCCGGCGAGGCGTTCCTGTTCACCGGGATGATCGACGCCATCATGGCGGCGCTGCGGACCACGGCGGTCCCTGCCCTGGTCACCGACCCGGACACTGGCATCATCACGCAGATCGCGGACACCGGGGAGACCATCACCTACAAGACGGCGATCCGTCCCGTCCCGGACCAGCAGTCCAATCAGTACGAGGCCATGTTCGGCATGCCCCTCACCGAGGTCATCCAGGCATAGATCCCCCCGGCCGCCGCCCGGACAGGCTCGTTTCCCCTCGTCGTCCCGCGCCCCTCTTCCCGCTGCCCGGAGGCCGCCCCATGCCAGATCACCAGTTCACCGGCCCGTACCCGCTGACCTACCCCGAATCCCGGGACGCCCGCGGCATCCCCGTCGGGACCGCCGGGCCGGGAGACGTCCGGGACCTGGACGAGCCCCTCGACCAGTGGTGGGCGCCCGCCCCGGACAGCCCGGCCGGGCCCGCGGCGGCCAGCAGGCCCGTGAGGCGGCGCAGCACGGCAGCGGATACCGCGCCGGGAGACCAGGAAACCGGCGCGCAGGCCGGATCCAGCGACGCCGGGCAGCCCGGCAGCGAGGAGGGCTGAGCGATGCCGCTCACTATCCCCAGCCTGATCTACCCGGTATTCGAAAGCTCGCTGCTGGTCGGGCGCGAGCAGACGATCGACACGGCCCCTACGGCGTTCACCGGCATCCCGTGCGCCGCGCTTCAGACCAAGCAGAACGTCCAGATGCTGATGGACCAGAACCTCCGTGGTTCGAACGTGAAGACATACGATATGGAGGCCGGCCCGGAATGGGCTGAGATTACCGTTCCGGAATCGCCTCTTTACGGCGACACCATCGGGCACATTCTCTTTTCAAGCCTCGGTGATTACACGTCCACCGGCACGGCAGCGACGCCGAACAGCACCCTTAGCGGCGGCGTGGCGGCTGGCGCCACCTCGATCACGGTCGCCTCTGGTACGGGCTTCGCGTTGAACCAGTGGATCCAGATCGACACGCTGGCGAACGCGGAGATCGTGAAAGTCCTGTCCGTCGCGTC